AACCGCAAGAGGACATACTCCGTCTGTATTAAAAACTGCGGTTTATAACCTTATAAAGAAAAACGCATATGGTATTAATTCATCTATGTTGGCTAAAAACTTGTTAAAATATAGAGATTTAGCAGATGAAGAAAAATTAACTAAAGACCAGTTAATTAAAACGTATTTAGATATGTGTAGATTTTATCCTGTGTCTTTTGGTGAAGGAAGCGCTACTAATCCTGAACAAGGAAAAATAAACGCTATGGAAGAGTTTGTAAGTTACGTGAAAACAATTTCTAATCAACTTCAAAAGAAAGCGTTTATGAAAAATAAAATAAGTAACTATTTTACACCTTTTATTGGATTTTCAGATGACGATGTAAGAAATGTAGAAACTATGAAAAAACATTTTGAAAAAAAGGATGATAATATATTAAAAACTTATTTAACAGCAGGAGGAGAAAAGAAATTATATTAAATAATATAAACTAGTTCTAGTACAAATATATTTTTTAAAAAAAACAAAGTAAATAGAAATATTTTTTTGGAGGGTATATTTATAAGAAAGAAATAAACTAAAAAGTAAAACTTAAAAATTATGGCTGATTTATTAATGAAAATGCCAGTTCCTTATGAACCGAAAAGACAGAATAGGTTTATCCTAAGATTTCCGTCAAGTTTGGGGATAAACGAGTGGTTTGTTGAAACTGCAAGTAGACCAGCAATCAAGATAAACGCAACCGAGATACCGTTCTTAAATACTTCAACATATGTTGCAGGAAGATTTACATGGAATACAATACAGGTAAAATTTAGAGACCCTATTGGTCCATCTGCATCACAAGCACTTATGGAGTGGGTACGTTTGTGTGCTGAATCAGTAACAGGTCGTATGGGTTATGCCGCAGGTTATAAACAAAATGTAGATTTGGAAATGTTAGACCCAACAGGTGTAGTTGTAGAAAAGTGGATTTTAGAAGGTACGTTTTTAACTGATGTAAACTTTGGTTCATTAGCATACAACGCTGACAACTTAGCTGACATTACAGCAACGCTTCAAATGGATAGGTGTATATTAGTGTATTGACAAAATAAATTTAATTTTTTATCAAGTCCTTCAATATCATGGAGGACTTTTTTATTTACATAATATTTAATGAATGTATTTTTATAACAAAAAAACTATGGACGTAAATGTAAAAGAATATGGTCAAATGGATTTCAGTTTGCCTCATGATATCGTGACACTACCATCACAAGGTACTTTCTACACAAGTAAGAAAAAAAATGTAAAAGTTGGATATCTAACTGCGGCAGATGAAAACATCATTATTAACATGGATTCAAGGAAATCAATAAAAGAAACAATAATCCTTCCTTTATTAAGAAATAAAATATATGAACCTGATTTAAGACCTGAAGATTTATTGGATGGTGACATTGAAGCAATTCTGATTTTCTTAAGAAATACGTCTTTTGGCCCTGAATATACTGTAAGTGTAAGTGACCCATCTACGGGAAAATTATTTGATGCAACAATAGTACTTGATGAGTTGAATATTAAAAGTACTAATACATTACCTGATAGTGACGGAACATTTACAACTGTTTTACCAAGAAGTGGTGCTACGGTTAAATTGAAACCACTAACCCTGAGAGATTCATTAGAAGTTGACAGAATACTTGAAAGTTATCCTCAAGGAAGAACTTCACCTATTATTACAGTGAAACTTAACAAAATGATTGTTGAGGTTAACGGTAGTGATGATAAAGGTGCAATTTCTAAATTTGTAGAATCTATGCCAATCATGGACTCAAAGTATATCAGAAAATTTATCTATGAAAACGAACCACGTTTAGATTTAACAAAAGAAGTAAGAACCCCATCAGGAGAAAAGACGGTAGTTGATATCGCCTTTGGGGTGGAGTTTTTTCGGCCTTTCTTTTCAATATAAAACAAGGTTAATTGATGAATATATTTTTTTGGCAAGAAAAATAAACTTGTCCTATTCTGACTATTTAAAAATGCCAACTTATTTTCGTAAATATACAATTGATAAATTGTTGGAAGACAAAAATTAATTTCAAATATTTATCAATAAAAAAGGATGTTAAGATTAGAAGGAGATACACCAGAAAACAAAGCAGAAGCAGGAGCTGAAGCACAATCCAAAAGATTAACTGGTGAGTTAAAGGATTTTGACATTAGTACATATTATAAACAAGCTTTATCCACCGTAAATATATTAGAAAGTGGACAAAAAATTCTTAGTGGTTTATATACTGAATTTACTCAATTAATTTCTTTAGAACAATCATTTGAACGACTTGCGTACTTAGATCAAGAGTCAGCTAAAATAAATAAATCGTTAGGTTTAGGTAGTCAAAAAGCTGGAGAATTTAGACAGTTAATTGTAGAAGCATCATCAAACTACAAAGAATTAGGACTTAGTTTGGATGACATTAGTAAAGATTATATCGCATTATCAAATACCTTTGGTAGTAATATCTCAATAACTGATGAAACGATGACAGAACTTGCAGCAACGTCATTAGTTACAGGTCAAAAAACAGAAGATTTAGCAAAATCATTTAGAAAAGTAGGTGTAGATGTTGCAGGTATTGCACCAAGAATGATGGAGGTAACAAAAGTTGCAAAAGAATCAGGTGCTATAGTGGGACAAGTTGCTGGTTTAGTAACTGCAAACATACAAAAAATGAACCTTTATAATTTTGAAGGAGGTGTTAAAGGTTTAGCAAAAATGTCAGCACAGGCCTCAAAATTGGGTATTGATATGGGGAAAGTGTTTGCTTTGACCGAAAAGGTATTTAATCCTGAGGGTGCTATTGAAGTTTCCGCGGCATTACAAAGATTAGGGGTATCAACAAGTTCACTTTTAGACCCATTAAGTTTAATGGATATGTCTGCAAATGACCCAACTGAATTACAAAATCAAATTGTTAATATGACAAAAGATTTTGTTAAATTTAACAAAGATTTAGGAGAGTTCCAAATATTACCTGGTGAAAAAAGAAGATTGAGAGAAATTGCAGACGCATTAGGTATGACTTCAGAAGAACTTAGTTCAATGGCACTTAACGCATCTAATTTAGAATATAAGATGAAACAAATAAAGTTTTCACCTGATATGAGTAAAGAGGATAGAGAAATGATTGCGTCCATGGCACAAATCAATAAACAAGGTGTTGCAGAGGTTAAGGTAAAACAATTTGTTCAAAATGAAAAAGGAGAAGAGGTTTGGACAGGTGAATATGAAATGGTTGAAGCAAGTAAGTTAACACCTAAACAATTAACCGCCTTAAAAGAATCACAAGAATTACAGGGAGCCACGATGGAAGAAATTGCCATCAAACAACAGGGAGAATTGGAAGGTCTTAATAATAAAGTACAATCTATATTAACAGCCGTTGCATATGGTGCTGCTGGAACGCAACAGTTCCAATCTGCATATAAAATGAGTACAACAGGACTCAAAGAAGTTGCATTCCAAGATAAGGCAGGAGACAAAGGCTTAATATCCAAAGAGATGAGAGAAGCCGAAACTTATAGAGCATATGTTGGTAAAACTTTGGAAGAAGGTAAAAAAGCTTTAGATTATGTTGTTGACCAAGTAAGTGCGATAAAAGATTTAAGTTCGGCTTGGGGAGCGGTAAAAAATATGGCTGGAGCCGCAAGTACATACGCAAGTAATTTTTCATTTGAAAGTGTTAAAGAGGGTGCTGAAAAAGTTGCTGCTGAAGTTAAATTGGAAAAAGAAAGTATGGGTTCATATAAAGCTAATACCATGGGACTTGCATTACCATCACCAAGCAATGCAACCAATACGACTAACACAAATTTAAACGCAACAAATACTACAGCAACAAATACAAATACAAACACTACAGCAACATTAAATAACAATATAAATTTAAATGTTAAAATGGATGAAACCTCTAAGAACCAAGCATTATCAACCTTGGTAACAGACGCGGTACAAAAATATCTTACAGACCCAACAAATATAGATGGTCTAATGAAAGCATTTGGTAATGTAAGTACGTCTAATAACACTGTTTTGTCAAACATTGTGAAATAATTACAATTCAAAAAAATTGACTACAATCTATTTATAGAAAAATATAATTAATGGCAGAAAGTTCATTATCCTTTGATTTAACATCTTCGTTTAGAAACACATTGATGGGTAGAAATTTACCACCCTACAATGTGAGTGGAGCATATTCACCACCAGCAGGTGATGTAAACTATGAAGTTTCACCAATGAACAACTATTCTGTTATTGATTCACCAAATGATTTAATAGGTACAACAGTTCAAGCAAATCAATTATATCCACTTAACGAATATGGTCCTGAAGGGGGATATTCAAATATAATTTCAACCGACGGCGCTCCATTACCTGTGGACTCAAATAAAGGAGAATATGGTTATCAAGATGCTGATGTAACATTAGTAAATGAATTTT